GTCAGCAGGGCGTGTCTGGGTCTCCAAAGAAGGAAGGCGAGTCAAAGGCATCCGAGGCTCGTCGAGAATCATTCAAGGCCAGACATGCTGAGAACATTGCCAAAGGCAAAATGAGCGCAGCGTACTGGGCCAACAAGGTCAAGTGGTAAGCCATGCAAATCCCAATCCTCAACGGCATCTACGCTGACAACACGCCAGAACTTCGCACCAGCTACCCTGTCAACATGGTGCCAGTGCCAAAGAAGTCTGGAATCAGCAATGGGTTCCTGCGTCCAGGCGATGGCATTGGGGCCAATGGCACAGGCCCAGGCATTGACCGTGGAGGCATCAACTGGAATGGAGTCTGCTACCGAGTCATGGGCACCAAGCTGGTGTCGGTGGCCAGCAATGGAACAGTTACCACTCTTGGCGATGTTGGTGGGCCAATAACAGAATTGGTGACACTCGATTACAGCTTCGATCTACTTGGCATTGCATCTGGTGGCCGACTGTATTTTTGGGACCCAGTTGCATCTACCCTCACTCAGAACACCGACCCAGACCTTGGTGTGGTGCTCGACTTCTGCTGGGTTGATGGTTACTTTATGACCACAGACGGTGACAATTTGGTTGTGACCGAGTTGTCCAACCCACTGGCGGTTAATCCATTGAAGTACGGCAGCTCAGAAGTTGACCCAGACCCTGTGGTCGCACTGATCAAGCTACGCAATGAGGTATATGCGCTCAACAGCAACACCATCGAGGTCTTTGACAACGTGGGTGGCGAGTTGTTTCCATTTGCACGCATTGATGGCGCACAAGTCCAAAAAGGTGTTCTTGGAACACACGCATGTTGCATCTACCTTGAACGCATTGCATTCTTGGGCGGTGGCCGAAATGAAGCGCCATCCATTTACATTGGCGCAGCAGCTACTACTCAAAAACTTAGCACACAAGAGATCGACAACCTGCTTCTGCAATACACAGAAGCACAACTGGTGCGCGTGCAACTTGAAGCACGAAACGACAAGAATCATCAGCACCTATATGTGCACTTGCCAGACCGCACCATCGTCTATGACGCATCAGCATCCGAGGCATTGGGTGAGCCAGTCTGGTTTACGCTGGCCACCACGGTGTCTGGTTTTGCACAATACCGCGCACGAAACATGGTTTGGATTTACGACAAATGGTTGGTTGGCGATCCACAGTCCAGCGCCATTGGCTACCTAGTGCAAAGCACTGGTGAGCATTGGGGCCAGCAGGTGCGCTGGGAATTTGGCACACTGATCGTTTACAACGAGAGCAATGGCGCGATCTTCAACGAGCTGGAGCTGGTCAGTTTGACCGGCAGCGTGGTCTTGGGCACAAATCCACAGATCAGCACCAGCTACAGCGTGGATGGCAAGTCATGGAGCCAAGACCGCTACATTACCGTTGGAACCATAGGCAACACAGCAAAGCGTTTGGCATGGTTCCAGCAAGGCAACATGCGCAACTGGCGCATTCAGCGCTTCCGTGGTGACAGCGATGCCCATGTATCTTTCATTCGACTTGAAGCCCAGATCGAGGCATTGGCGTACTAATGGCAACCGCACCGACATCCCGAAGACTAAACCTGACGCGAGACCAGCTCGCGCAGTTTTTGACTGATCAACAACAGATCAGACAGTTTGAACTGTTGTTTTCCACAGTCGACGAATTGCAGGTAATTGTTGGAACAGACTTCGAGTACCAGGCAGACACGGCAGCGGCCACAGCAAACGAGGCACTTGCACAACTCGCTGCATTGGCACAAGATACTGGAGTCGAGGACGCTGTGCTCAATGCCAAGGTGCAACAGGCCTTGGATGCTGTCGCTCAATTCGCTCGAACGCTTGAACTGATTGCAACTGCGCCAGCCATCGAAAACAACAATTCGGTGGTGACCGATTACATCGACTTCAACACCACCACACCATCACCAGCCGTGAAGGTTGGCAGGATGCATTGGAATGGCGGCTATACGCTTAATCTTGAAATGACACCAAACGTCAATCAAGCCATTGGCGAGTCGCAGTATTACTACATCAAAGCCTCGGCAGCCATTGCTAAAGGTGAATTGGTGATGTTTGATGGCTCAGTCGGTGCATCTGGCGTGCTGAAGGGAAAACCATCAACTGGCGTGACAAATGGCCAACTCATCATGGGTGTGGCAGCAGAAGCCATTGCAAACAATGGTTTTGGCTTGGTCTCCAGCTTCGGACTGGTTCGTGGGTTCAACACCACTGGCACACCTTATGGTGAAGTCTGGGCAGACGGTGACATCCTGTACTACAACCCGTCTTATGTCGGTGGCCTGACAAAGAATCTGCCACAAGCACCAACACCTCATGTTGTGGTTGCAGCTGTGGTCAATGCAGCCACAGCAGGTTCTGGATCGGTTTTTGTCAGAGTGCAGGCCGAGCCATTGGTCAGTCAACTGTCTGATGTTTACGCGCCAACGCCTGCCAATAATGATGTGCTGATTTATGACTCAGTTCAACAACGCTGGGAAAACGGTCCTATAAGCACTGCTGGCGCTGTCACATCAGTCACAGGCACATCGCCTGTCGTCTCTTCTGGAGGCACAACGCCAGCGATCAGTTTGGCTTCTGGTTATGGCGACACACAGAATCCATACGCTGCCAAGACTGCCAACTATGTGCTGGCCGCACCTAATGGTTCATCTGGCGTGCCTACATTCAGGGCTTTGGTGGCCGCTGACATTCCTGCGCTACCCTATGGCACTGGAACGGTCACTAGCGTCTCGATCGTTTCGGCCAATGGCTTTGCTGGAACTGTGGCAACGGCCACGACAACGCCTGCAATCACAATGTCGACCAGCATTACCGGCCTGCTCTATGGCAATGGAACAGCTTTGGCATCCACGACTGTCAGCGCACCATTAGCTTATTCGTCTGGCACATTGAGCATCACGCAGTCTGGTGCTGCATCTAATGGTTATTTGTCCAGCACTGACTGGAATACATTTAACAACAAGCAACCAGCAGGCACTTATGTCACATCTGTGACTGGCACCGCGCCTGTTGTGTCATCTGGTGGTACAACACCGGCCATTTCGATGGCGGCAGCCAACACATCGACCAATGGCTATTTGACATCGACCGACTGGAACACGTTCAACAACAAAGGCTCTGGCACTGTCACTTCGGTGGCCGCGCTGACGCTTGGAACGACTGGAACAGACTTATCCTCAACTGTTGCCAACGGCACAACAACGCCAGTCATCACTCTGAATGTTCCTACGGCATCGGCATCCAATCGTGGTGCGTTAAGTTCGACTGATTGGTCTACATTCAACAACAAACAATCGGTGTCTGCACCAGTCACAAAGACGGCTGACTTTACGGTTGCGGCAACTGAGCTGTGGCTGATCAATAATAAATCTGGCTCGACTTGTACGGCCACACTTCCTGCGGCTTCATCTTACTCAGGCCGAGTGTTGCATTTTCAGAATTACCAAGCACAGACACTGGTGTCAGCATCATCAAATGTAGTTCCATTGGCTGGTGGTGCTGCTGCTACGTCGATTCTCTTGGCAAGTGCAGGTGACTCTGCGACACTTGTGTCAGACGGAACTAACTGGCTGATGACACAATACGTGCCAAACAATATCCTTCTTTTGGAGTAAATTATGACCGTATCAATCAAAGTGCTGATCCCAGCAAAGCAGGCCGAAGCAACGCAGACAACGCAGTACACGGCTGTTAACTGCAAGGCGATTATTGACAAGTTTACGATCACCAATACCAACACGACCAACGTGACCATCAGCGTCAATTTGGTGACTAGTGGTGGTTCGCCTAGTGCATCCAACTTGATCATGGACACTCGCGCCATTGCACCCGATGAGACCTACACCTGCCCAGAGCTGGTTGGCCAGGCACTGGAGTCTGGTGGATTCATCTCCACCATTGCCAGCGCAGCCACATCACTGACCATCCGCGCATCTGGCCGCGAAATTACTTAATCAAGGAGAACAGCATGGACAAATTCATGATGATGCCAAAGGGCTTCATGGGCCTGCCGATGGAGGAAGAATTCATCAGCACAGCCGAAAACAAGAAAAACACTCAGATCGCCATTGACGACTGGATGCTTGGCCCAGCCAACCCCAGCAATGAGCCTACAGCAAACAAGACATTCTGGATCGCTGTCGGCAAGGCCATGCAAGTGGATGAAAAAGAGTCTCGTCGTCGTCGTTGCTCCAACTGCGAGTACTACGACAACAGCACCATGACACAGGCCAAGATGGAGCGCATTCCACGAAATGACTGGGACACCGATGCCGGTTTCCGTGGTTATTGCACCAAATTCGAGTTCATCTGCCACGACCTGCGCGTCTGCCAGGCATGGGAAGAACGTGAATTTGAAATGGAAGATTGACCAAATGCCAAAATGTGGGAAAATAGTCAGCACTGAGCCGTTCGAGCCGCCAGTAGCTCACAAGCCCCTGCATAGGAGTTTTCGATGAGTCATGTTGCGGTTCAGGAAGTCAAAGCTGGTGTTCCAGCCGAGCACCTGCCAATCTATCGCCTAGAGGCCGAGCTGCTCAAGCTGCCTCAGGTGGACATGCCTGTCGATCACGACTTCTGCAATGGCCTGTATGCTCGAACAATGCACATCCCAGCAGGCACAGTCTTGACTGGCGCAGTCCACAAAGAAGAATCGTTCTTCTTGGTGCGCAAAGGCGAGTTGATCGTCAGCACAGACAACGGCCCACGAACTCTTAAACCAGGCGACATGAGCGTCTCCAAGATCGGCACCAAGCGTGCTGGCATTGCTTTGACTGAAGTTGAAGTCACAACATTTCACGCAAACCCAAGCAACGAGCAAGACCCACAAGCGCTGTGGGATATGTTCACCATTCCAGCGCCAGCAACAGCTCTTGAAACTGCACAGACAGCGCAATTGGAGGAATCAAAATGACATTTGGATTATCAGGAGCAGCACTAGCAGGCATTGCCGTTGGTGGTGCCACACTTATCTCTGGTATGGCCCAAGCAGATGCTGCTGGGGATGCAGCTGCAATTCAAGCAGGTTCTGCGCAAGCAGGCATTGAAGAACAGCGTAGGCAATTCAATAAAGTTCAAGAACTGCTCAAGCCTTATACCGAGGCAGGCCAGCCAGCACTCGAAGCACAGCAGGCATTCCTTGGTCTGAAAGGACCAGAGGCAGAACGTGCGGCCATCGAGCGCATCAGAGGTGGAGAGACCTTCCAAGCATTGACACAGCAAGGCGAGGAAGCATTGCTCCAGCGTGCATCGGCTACTGGTGGACTTCGTGGTGGCAACATCCAAGGCGCACTTGCTCAATTCAGACCCGCATTGCTTTCTAGTCTAATTGATCAGCAATATGGCCGACTCGGTGGCATGACAGCATTGGGACAGCAGTCGGCTGCTGGTGTTGGAACTGCTGGACTTCAAACAGGCGTGAATGTGTCAAAACTTCTCGGAGAACAAGGTGCAGCACAAGCTGGCGCTGAGATCGCTCAAGGCAAAGCATTTGGTGCAATTCCCGCAGCAATCTCTGGTGGCCTTGGTTTATTTAGTGGCCTAGGAGGGAAATTCTGATGCCAGCACCAATTGATTATGGCGTTCAAATCGCTGACCCAACGCAGTCATTCCTGAGCGCTTTCCAAACAGGCGCAAGCATTCAGGAATCAAGGCTGAAGCAAGAGCAACAGCAACAGCAAATGGCCAACCAGAAGTTGATCCAAGAGGGATTCAACAAGTTGCGCCAGCCTGGTGCTACTGCTGCCGACTATGCAAATCTGTCCATGATGTTGCCTGAAACACAGGCTAAGTCTGTGCGCGAGAGTTTCAGCATGTTGTCAGGTGAGCGTCAGAATGCAGCACTGCAACAATCTGGCCAAGTATTTTCTGCATTCAAGGCAGGCAAGCCAGAGATCGCCATCAGTCTGCTCGATCAGCAGATCGAAGGCAAGCGAAACTCTGGCGACGAAGCCGGTGCTAAGTTTTTGGAAACATGGCGTGATGTGGCCAAGGAAAACCCAAAAGCCACCGAGGACTACTTTGGATTCACCATCTCGCAAATGCCTGGTGGTGACAAAGTGATCACCAGTGCCATTGCACTTGAAGGTGAGCGCAGAGCAAAAGAAAAACAACCATATGAACTGTTGAAACTTAGCTCTGAGGCCATCATCAAGGAGCAGGAAGCAAAGTTTGCTCCTGACAAGTTCCTGACTGACCTTAACCTGACAAAAGAGCAGATTGAGCAAGCCAAAGCAGCTCGTCGTGCATCTGATGCTGCGGCCAAAAAATCTGGTGCAGACGCTGCGCGTGCAGAGGCTGAGGCCAAACAAATGAGCGCTGGCATCATTCCTGTTGATAAGCGACCAGAACTTGAGACCAAGTTCCGCAAGGAATACAACGACCAGACCAAGCCATATCAGGAAGTCAAATCGGCTTATGGTCGCGTGCTGTCCTCAGAAGACAGCGCAGTTGGCGACTTGTCGCTGATATTTGGTTACATGAAGATGTTGGACCCAGGCTCTGTGGTGCGCGAGGGTGAATTTGCCACAGCGCAGAACGCAGCCGGTGTGCCAGAGCGAATCACGAACATCTACAATAAAGTGGCAACTGGCCAGCGTCTCAGCCCATCACAGCGCGAATCATTTAAAGGTCAGGCAAAAGGCCTGTACAGCAGCGCATTGGAAGGCGAGAAAACAGTTCGCACAGGACTGGAGCGCATTTCCAAAGGCTATGGTCTCAACACAGAAAACATTTTCTACTCGGCCACAGAGCAAGCGCCAGTTGGTGCACCACCAGCACCGGCAGCAAATACCGTCAAAGTCGGTGGCCAAACTTACACTCGTCCTGCAAACTTCACTGACGCTCAATGGGCGGCATACAAGCAATCCGTGGGGGCTAAATGAGTCCAGAAGAATGGTTGGCATCACAGACTAAGCAGGCTGCACCAGCAGCTCCTGCACCTACGGCCACAGCGCCTGCTGCGGCACCAATGTCTCCAGAACAATGGGCGGCATCACAGCCAAAACCAATGGGCTTCTTGGAAAGCATTGCCGAGTCGGTCACTGGCCGCGCTCGCGCAACACCTGAGACGCAGGCACTGCCTGAATGGACAAGCATGCCTGAACTCAATCAAATGAGCGTGGCATCGTTTAAGACGGCTCTTGGCACACTCATGAGCAACCCTAAGGAAACGGTGCAGATTCTGCAAGCCAACTTCCCTGGTGTGCAGGTTCGACAAGACGCTAAGGGTAACTACTTACTGCGCTCGTCGGTTGATCAAAAAGAGTATGCAATCCCACCAGGCTTCACGATGGGCGACATTCCACGCGCAGCTGGTGCTGTTGCAGCCTTCACGCCAGCAGGCCGAGCCGCAACCATTCCTGGCGCAATTGTGGCTGGTGGCGCAACTCAAGCGGCTATCGAAGCAACCCAAGCTGGAACTGGTGGCAGATTCGACACTGGCGAGGTGGTCACAGCCGCAGCAACAGGCCCAGCAGGGCAGATTTTGCAACGTGTGGCACCTCCAGTCGTCCAAGCGGTAAAAAAGGGCGTACAGCGCGTCACAGGCAAAGCGCCAGCACCTGCGCCAGCAGCAGGCGCACCAGGCGCTCCTATGGGCACAGCAATGGCACCAGAAGCGCCTCCAGCAGCACCAGTGGCCGCAGCAATGCCAGAGGCAGCGCCAACCGTCCCAGAAGTTCCAGCCGCGCCAGCTGCACCAGCAGTGGCTCCATTGGTGACCGAAGTGACAGAGGAAGAAGTTGGCAATCTGGTCAAAAAGGCGGCAGGCACAGGCTTTGGCTCGGCTGGCGCACGCGACCGGCTGGCCGATCTTGCACAGGTCAATGTGGCAGCCAAAGAAGCAGCCGACCGGCTTGGCATTCAATTGCCTGCCGATGTGTTCAGCGACAACCCACAAGTTCGAGCAGCCGCAGGCCTGACCAGATCAGCCGCAGGCACTGAGGCCGAAGCCGCATGGCGCAACACCGTCACGCAAGCCGTGGACAAGGCTGATGATGTGATCAAGCAATTCGATGCCACATTCGTCGAAGGCGCAGTCGCACCTGGCGTGGTATCACAAAAGATCAAGGACTCACTGACAGCGACTCGTTCAGACCTCAATGCACAGGCAAGCAAGGTCTACAACGCAGTCGATGAAGTGGTGCCAAAAACATCGGTGGTGGAACTGCCAAAGCTCAAAGAAACCCTTGACACCGTCAAGTCTGAGGTTGGCGAAAAAGGCATGTCGGCTGCCGAGCGCAATCTGGCCAAGATGATCGAGGAGGGCAACATCACGTATGGCCGACTCAAGCGCGAAAAAACCTTGATTGGCAATGCCATCAACAAGATGGAGTCTCCATACGGCAGCATGGCCGAGGCAGACCTCAAGCGCCTATATGCGGCACTCGCTGACGACCAACTGACAAACGTTGGCAACATCGGTGGTGAGGAACTGCGCCAGCAACTGCGTGCGGCCAACCTGCTATATGCCAAAGAGCGTGCATTGGGCAAGCGAATCGTGAATGCGTTTGGTCAAGACATCGAGGGAAGCGTGGCCAACAAGATGCGCACTGCCATCACTGGCGCGGCCAAGGGCGATGCTGGCGAGTTCAATCGCCTGCTCAAGACTGTTCCAGAAGACCTGCGCAAAGAGACAATTGCCACCGCACTGGCATCTGTAACACGCTCGGCCAGAGGCGCTGAAAAAGGTGGCTTTGGCTTCTCAGAGTTTGCTGACCTATACCCCAAGCTGCGTGCCAACCCACCAGTTTATAAAACCATCGTGGACACATTGGGCAAAGACTCAGCAGATGTGCTGCGCGATCTGTTTGAGGTATCCAAGCGAGTCACTGAGGCCAGAGCCAATGTCCTGACCACCGGCAAAGCAAATCAAGCACTGCTGCAAGGCATGCAGGCCGAAAGCCTGATCGGTAAGGTCATGGAGAGCACGCTGTCCAAGGGTGCATTGACTGGTGCAGCTGCAATGGGTGGTCCTATTGCAGCCGCAGCCACATCGATAATCACCGGAGCCATGACCCAAGGAAACAAGGATTCACTCAAAGCAGCAGGAAAACTGTTCGCTGATGAGAATTTCCAAAAACTTGCAATCGAAGCTGCGACCAAGGGAACACCTAGCGCAGCTAGCATTCGTCGCACAGCTATGTCACAATCCTTCCAGAAATTCGCAGACGCAGCCAAACTGCCAAAAGCGTTGGATGCAAGGATTCAATGGTTGCAAACAGCAACTCAGACCGAGCGCCAATTTGACCAGGAGAACCAATAAATGTCAGCACTTCAAGTTAACCCACCATTTCCGATCTTCACAGACATTGATGGCCAACCTCTTGAGAATGGCTACATCTGGATTGGAACAGTCAATCTCAATCCACAAACAAATCCAATCAATGTTTATTGGGATGCTGCGCTGACGATTTCAGCGACTCAACCTATTCGCACGCTTGGTGGCTATCCATCCAACAGTGGAACGCCTGCACGCTTGTACGTCAATGCAGACTACAGCATTCGCGTGATGAACAGGAATGGAAGCACGATCTACAGCTCTTTGAATGACAATGCTTTTTCTGGCTCATCAGCAAGCAATGATACTGGTGATGGCACGCAAACAATTTTTGCAGTTTCTTCTGTTCCATCTGCAATTTATATCAATGGCGTGTATCAGAACAAGAACACCTACACAATTGCTGGTGGTAATGTTACATTCAGCGAAGCTCCACCAGACACTTCGGTGATCGAATTTGTGATTTAAGTCTGTCAAAAATGTCAACTTAAAAGTTAGCTATTTATGAGCAACAGCAAAATATCAGCACTAACCTCTGCTACCACGCCATTGGCTGGGACAGAGGTTTTGCCGATTGTTCAATCAAGCGCGACTGTCAAAGTTGCAGCAAATGATCTGACAGTGCGAAATGTTCGAGCCAATGCAACAACAGGTATTTTGCAAGTTACTGGCCCAGCTGCTGGTTCCACACGTGTGGCAACAGTCCCTGATGCCAATTGGACTGCGGCTCGTACTGATGCAGCTCAGTCATTCACTGGCGATCAAACACTATCTACAGGCAATCTAATTGTTGCAACAAACGGCAAAGGTGTTTTCATTGGGCAATCGACAAGCCCCAATGGAAATGTTCTTGATGTAAAAGTGGATGGTGAAGTTTCAGCATTAAACAGGAACACAGCTGGCGATGGCGTAATTATTCGCTATCAAAAACAAGGTTCAACTATTGCGTACATCAGCACCAACACATACTCGCTGCCATCGGACGAGCGCGTAAAAAAGAACATTGTCCCAATAAGTTTGGGCCTTGAGTTTATTCTTGACTTAGAGCCTGTTGAATACAACACGGTGTTCCAAGACCCTGAAAAAGAATCGCGCAAAAACTTTGGATTGAAAGCACAGCAAGTTGAAGCTGCTTTGCAAAAACATGGCAAAACAGTTAATGATGTGACGTTTTTGGAAAAGTTTGAAGAATACAAAGAAGGTGAGAGTCAATACGGCCTTGGTTATCAAAATCTAGTGCCAGTTTTAATTCGCGCAGTTCACCAACTACAAGCACAGATTAATGAATTAAAAGGAGTCTAAGATGGCGCTGACAAAAGTAACTTACTCAATGATCGCGGGTTCACCGCTAAACGTCATTGATTTCATCCCAGCAGGTACCAATACTGCCACCACAGATTGCTCATCATTTTTCAATGATGCAGTGATTGCGGCATCTGGAGAACGTGCGATCTATGTCCCAGCTGGCACATATTTGATTGAAAGCCCAATCGAATTGAACTGGTCATCAGAGGTCGGAACAATTTATCAACAAGCAACCCAATTTATTGGACAAAGCACTGTTGACACCATTATTTTGAATAGGTCTGGCGACTATGGTTTAAAGCATACAGTGACTTCAGCGCAAGCGCAACAAGCTGGCGCTGGTAAGCGAATGACCAATGGTGTTCTTTCTAATTTCACCATTACGACAGATGGTTCTTCTCCTGCTGGTTCTGCGGGTATTGAATTGTTCTCTTTTTGGTTTGGTTACATTCACGACATCAATATTTCAAGTTCAAAAGAACACGGCATTTATTTGCCTGTTGATGTTGCTATTTCTGCAAACCCTGACAACTATTCCTGTGCCCAATTAAATGTTGAACGATGCGACATTCGTTCTAGTACAGGATGGGGCATCAAAGCAGACATGTATTCAATTACATGGTTGCTGGATTCAAACTACATTGTAAATAACGCATTGGGTGGTGTTTATTCTTCTGGCACAGGCCACCAGATCACCAACAATGCGATTGCAGGAAATGGAACTGACTCTACATCTGTTGGTTTGCACATTGCATATGCTGGAGTTGGAACACCCCATAACGTCTACATCCGTGACAACGAGATGGACAACAACTGGGGCACTCATATTACCCTTGAAGGGTACAGCCACATTGTTGAACAAAACCGTTTTATTCAAGACGCAGCGCAGGGCACTGGCGGCACTGATTACCGCAACGATTATTGCGTAAAAATTGACCCTACTTTGACAGGTATTTCTCAATGTTTTGTCAATCTAAATACATTCAGGTTTGACAACCCTGGCACAGCAACATTGACTGGAATTTACATTACTCCGGTTGCTGGAGCTACGGCAAATCAGTGTATCAACAACGTCTTTGTTTCAAAGCCAGCTACGGTTGTTGCTTACTCATTCCCATCAGCAAGAGCACGAAATTTTGCTGTTGAGGATGGTTTGCAATTGTCTGGTGGTAACGAATCACAGTACAGTTATGGACAGATGACTGTGGTGACACCAGCCAACACTGTGATGACAACTGCTGGTGCAAAGTTAACTTTTACAGAAGTCTACGATCCACAGACAAGATGGTTTGGTTCTACAAACCAGTTCTATGTTCCGTTGTATTCTGGAGTTTTGAGAATTGACGCTAACCTCGTCATTCGTCATGTCACAACTGCAGACACGGCAACAACAATTCAGATCAAGAAAAATGGTTCTGTCATTGCGTCTTTCTACTATCCAAGTGGTTTCCCAGCCACAGGATTGGACTACTCAATTGCTTTCACCCATGTCATGAAAATTGGTGCTGGTGATCAAATTGAAATTTTTGGTGTTGCTGCAACAGCAAGCAGCACATATTCAATCAGCGGAACTTCAACTGTAACCTTTCAAATGCTCTAAGGAAAAAATCATGGCACTCAAAAAACAACTTGCAATCAATTTTCTTGGTCAAGATATTTCTTTCAACAATGCGTACATCAAAGTTGTCAAAGTAAATGGCGACAAGACAACCATTACCGCATCGGTTGATACGCTTACCGAAGCCAATGGCCAACAAATTTCAAGAGTGGATTACATTTTTAGCCACGACTTGAACAATGGGAATGTCATTGCTCAGGCTTATCAACATTTGAAAACATTGCCAGAATTTGCTGGCGCTGTTGACTGCTAATTGTGCTGGAGACTGATGCAATGGCAGTAGAAGGAAACGAGATCGACCTTGTCAAATATGGCGTGCTCTGGCAAAAAGTTCAGGACATGGACAAAAAAATGGACAAGGTCGAGCGCCAACTCGAAGAACTGGTGGCGCTGGCCAACAAAGGTCGTGGAGGCCTTTGGTTTGGCATGACCGTGGTCTCTGGCGCTTCTGCCGTTGTCGGTTATTTTCTAAGTTACTTCAAACATTGAAATGTCTACTTGCGATTGTTTTAACACTATCGCAAGTGTCATCAACTGAATATAGGTGCGTCCGATGGGCATGGACGGGTGATGTTTTTAATCGCAAAGTAGTATGCCTTGAGTGGAAAAAGGTAGAGCGAAAATGATCGACCCAATTACAGCCCTAGCAGGACTACAAAGTGCAATCAGCGTAGTCAAAAAAGCCAGCAAGGTCGCAAATGATCTGGCTGGTTTAGCTCCGTCTATTGCCAAGATGTTTGATGCCAAAAGCGTGGCCACCAAAGCAATGGTGGAGGCCAAACGCTCTGGCAACAAGTCAAACCTTGGCACAGCCTTACAAATTGAGATGGCGCTCGATGAGGCAAAGCGGTTCGAGGCCGAATTGATGATGCTGTTTCAGGCCACTGGTCGTGCCGATGTGTGGGACAAGATTAAAAAGCGCCAGCAGCAAATGGACATTGAAGATGCGCATCTAGCACGCCAAGCCAAAGAAGAAGAAAAGAAGCGCAAGGAAACCGAGCAAGAGCAAATGGAATGGGCAGTTGCGATTGTTGTGATCGTGATGCTCATTGGCGCTATCGGTTGGGGCATCAATGAAATGGCTGAACTGTGTGCCAAGACAAGGTGTGGTCGGTGAATGAATACCAAAAGCAATTCGACCTCTTTCTCAAAATCTTCGTGCGTATGTGCATTGCGTGGTATGTATTGGGCCTGCTTAAGTTCCTGCCGGACGAGCTGGCCGACAAAGTTGTAAATAAACTACTTGGAATGGTTGGACTATGAGTGACGAAAAGCCAGCAGACATATTGAGCAAGGTTCTGTCCTATGTAGACAGCCCATTCAAACTATTCGCACTGATACTCATGGCGGTGTTTGCGTTCTCTGGTTATTTTGTTTGGCAAAATCAAGAACTGCTGATGGGCGCGTACAAAGAGTCCAAAAAGATGCCCAGCATTGTTGAGGAAAGGGTGGAAGACGCTGCTGCTCACTTATTCAAAACCACTAACGCCACCATTGTGGCCGTGTTCAAAGTGAACCCCATGTTTGGAACCAGAGTGTTGCATCGTGCCTACACCAAAGAAGGCCGAGACAAAGCCAACGATGGGCTTGATGTTGGCCTGTTTACCCAGAACGCAGCCAACAACGCTGATGTGGTCAAGCTGATGGCCAGCGAGATTCCTTGCGGTGAATACCGATCAGCGCAATCTGAGATGGGCCTGTGGTACATCGCCAAGGGTGTCACCTACACTTGCCGAATCAGCATCCCACCAGACCCGAACCGTTTTGTTGGCCAAATCACTGTAGGCTGGGATAATGAACCCATCGACATTCAGGTGGCAAGGACCATGATGGAAATTGCAGCAACCATGCTTTCAAGGAGCAAACAATGATTGGACTCGACGCACTTTTACAAGTGGGCGGCAAAATTCTGGATAAGGTATTGCCCGATCCAGAAGCAAAAGCCAAAGCGCAACTAGAACTCACCAAGTTGGCGCAGGATGGTGAGCTGGCAAAGATGGCCAATGACACCAAACTGTTTGAGGTGGAGCAAACAGCCATCACAGACCGCTGGACAGCTGACATGGGGTCAGACTCTTGGCTGTCCAAGAATATCCGTCCTATGGCCCTTATAGCCATTTTCGTGGCCTATTTTGTATTCACCATGATGTCAGCCTTCGGCTACAACGCACAAGAGTCCTATGTCCAATTGCTTGGACAATGGGGACAGATCATTTTCTTGGCCTACTTTGGTGGCCGAACTGTTGAAAAACTTGCAGACATGAGGAGCAAGAAGTGAACTTGACACCACATTTCACACTCGAAGAACTGACGGCCTCAGAGACCGCAGAACGCAACGGCTGGGACAACAGTCCCAATGACACCGAGCTGGCCAATCTGACGCGCCTGGCAGACTTTCTGGAGCAGGTGAAGGTGGTGCTAGGTGGCAAACCAATCATGATCAGCTCAGGCCTGCGCACAAAGAAGGTGAATGATGCGGTGGGAAGCAAAGACACCAGTCAGCATCGGCTTGGCTGCGCTGCCGACTTCAAGGTGCCAGGCATGACACCAGACGAGGTGGTGCGCAAAATCGTGGACAGCGGTATTGGCTACGACCAGATCATCCGCGAGTTTGATCGCTGGACCCACATCAGCGTGCCAAACAGCGAGGACACAAGCCCACGCAAGCAGGCGCTGATCATTGACAAGGCTGGCACCAGACCCTACGCATAATTGGCCACCACAATCGCCACAAAAGCCATCCACAGCAGGCCAATGATTGCTGTCAACAACCAATAAAAAAAGCGCCTAAAAAGGCGCTTAGATGTTGTCGGCTGTGAGGTGCAAGCAATACGAACAGGGCAATCACGGCCCTGTCTGCAATTGCCGTACTCATCGCAACAGTTCACGATGACCACCAAGCCACCAAAGTGACAGCCAAGCCAACGCCAATGGCGAAGGCCAGCACATAGCCTGCCACGCGCTCCCAGAGTGGCTCCTCGCGGCCATAGCCCTGCACCCATGTGCAGTCTGCAAAATTACGTGGTGTTTGAAAGTTTGAGTTTTTCATGGTGTTTTCCTTTTAGTGATGGAGCCGAAGCCCCTTTGATTTATTTGAGAGATGCAATCCGTTGATGAGCAATTGCGTATCCGCAGCGGGTGGCCTGTTCTTGGCTCTTGTAGGACTTGCTGCGCTGGCGAACTCCAAATTCTTGCCACTCGCCATTTACACGCCTTGCGTTTTGCACCAATGCGCGAAAGTCAATTCCGTTATCTACCAAAGTAACAAGAAAGCCAATCTCGCGGCCTTTGCTGTCCTTGCAACCTGAGCCAAGGTAAGTCTGAAAAATGTCTCCGTATTCGTTTGCCATGTCGGTTACTCCGGTTTGGTTGTTGCGATGCCCACATCTTACCACAATATCTCACAGTCCAATCAACTAGGGATAAACCCTTACATTGAGGTTATCTCCACATCATGCGGTCTGCGCTTGCCATCGAGCAGGTCGTGCAGGCGTTTTTCGGTCAGGCGGTGGCATCGATACATGGTGCGAGCAGGCAACATGTTCAGAAGCTCGGCATAGTCGCTCAGAATCGAGCGTACAGCCTGAATTCCGACCCCATCCATACGAATGGTGCCACCGGCCCTGTTTCGCTTGCCAGCGACCGCCAAAGCGGTGATGGCATCCATCAGCAAGCCACTGGAGTCCTCGCAGACTTTCATCTCGACCACCAGCGTCTCCATGAGGTTGACCGCATCGCTGACGACCCGCCAGTCGTCCGTGGTGGGCGCTGGCGCGGTCTCCATTGCATGCAGGCCTTGGTACATCATGGTGAGCTGGTGCGTGCGAAACTTCTCAGGCAACGGCTCGGTCGGACTGGCCATCATCTCGTCGAGGATGGTGTAGTGCCTTGGCCTTGGCTGTGGCTTGCGTTTTCGCATCAGTAGCCTCTCCAAACGCGAACATCAACCAACCACAGCGAGACAAAGAACTCGCCACCAGAAAAGCCAATGCCAAACACTGGCCACTTGTGCATCAACGTCTCAATGCTGATGTGAATCTGCTTCTTCATGCTTTGGTCTCCTGTGCTTGCTGGCGCTCCAATTCCATCTTGACGCAATGCAGAATCTGTGCAGCCAGCGTGCGCGTGTTGCGCTCGGCCATCTTGCGCAACTCGATCTCGATGTCGGCAGGCAGCCTGATCGTCATGTAACGATCTTTGATTTTTGTGGTCATAGTTTGTCCTTCTGTTCATTGAAAAAGGCCTGAAGTTTGCCCTTGGCATCATCAGCACCTTTTCCCACTATACAACAGAATCTCACACTTTCAAGATAGGCAATCCAGTCTTTCTGCTCGGCACTCAGGCTGCCACCCTTGGTGCGCTTCATCTCCACCCAAAGCCCCCAGGCAGGAATGAACAGATCAGGCACGCCAGAGGAAACACCTTCGGCCTTCAAGCGGCCAGCGGTGGCCGGACTGCGAGCGCCACCATTGGGAATGGCAAAGATGCGCACGCCTGGCCAAGTCTGGCGAAACCAGCGCACCAGCTCGCGCTGCTCTTCATGCTCGGTTGGAATGCGGCCTAGAACGGACATTCTGGCTCCCACTTAGGACAGGCATCCACCTCGGCAGCAAACTCGGCTGGTGGTGTCATGAAGAACTCGGTGCACAGGCCATCGTTGCCGTACATCTCGCAGGTGTGGCAGCACTTTGGTGGACCGGCCTTGATCCACTCGCGGTAGTCAACCAAGAATTGTGGCTCTGGTGGTCGGCTCATTTCAGACCCCTTTGCATCAGCTTCACCCAGCACCGAGCGCAATGCCACTTGGCACGCACTGTGACACCACCAAGCGGATCAGCCTCACGACTGCACACATCACAAACCTTGAGCTTGTGCATTCTGTTCATCTGTTCTTCAACTGTCATTCCCAGCTCCTTAAAATCCA